CAAATCAACACCGCCAGAGTCTATGTCTATTCTTGAGTCTGTTCCATGTTTGAGTTTTCCAGTTCCTGCAAATGTAATAGCATCTCCTGAACTTACAGATATTTCTGTACCCCCAGTAACATTGCCTGCCAATAAAGTGTTTGCTAAAGATTCAGCCGCAGGCACAGCATTATCTACATAAGTTTTTATGGCTTTTTGTGTGGGAATTATTACATCACTATTACTTGAAAGTGTGCCATCAGTACTGAATAAACTAATGCTTGCACCCATCTTGATGCTGTCACCAGTAGTCATTTCAATGTTACTGCCACCAGTAATATTACCTGCTACTAATGTATTAGCTAAAGATTCAGCAGGGGGAACAGAATTATCTACATAAGATTTAATAGCAAGAGCAGTAGCTAAATCGCTATTAGTAACAGTAGCGTCAATAGTTGTAACAGTGTCAGAACTTAATTGGCCTCCAATAGAAATTGAATCTCCATTAGACACAACAATGTTACTGCCATTAGTGGTGTTGCCGTTAGCTAATACTTCTTCTAAAGAATCAAATAACCCTACCGCTGAATCTACATAGGCTTTAATTGATTGTTGAGTGGCAAGTGCAGTTGCACTATTTGAAGCCATGTCGTTTTCATCAAGAAATTTATTGATGGTAATTGAATTAGCTAACATTGAAATGCCGTCACCAGACGTTATGTCAATATTAGTGCCGCCAGTAATGTTACCGTTTACTAAAGTACTTTTAAGAGTTAATCCACCAGTTACATCGGTTATTAATGGCCCCATAATTGGGACACCATGCACAGTATCAAACCCTAATAACCTGCCAAGCCGAGCGGCTTTAAGAGGCAGATCCATAGTTAAAGGCGCACCATTGTTTGGAGTTGGCTCTACATTTTGTAATCGTATACCGCGATCAATAAAGTTTTCATTTTGAATTGCGCCTACATATATTTTATCAAAGTCAGCATTAACCGTAGAAGCTAAAAAATCTCCGCTGTTTTGATAATTTGTAGTTCTATCAAGAGGCATTTCTAATACAAGACTTACTGTATTAGCACTAACAGGAATACCCACTGTAAATGTAACTGTACCACCAACAGGATCACCTAGCGGAGAAACAGAATAATTTGCAGTCGGAGCCACAACCCCATTAACATAAACTACTATGTCGCTCTTTTCTAGAACTAGAAATTTGTAATCAAAAGCGGCTTGAGTTGCGCCCGTTACAGTGTAATCGTTTCTAGTAATCAGTTTAGTTACAGTCATTTTTTTGCACCTTAGTCCACTATGTTGTTTTGTATTTCATCAAATCCACGCCTTAAAAAAAACAAATTTTGATAAGGCAATAATCTTCTTAACGTTCTTACGTCTGAATCTGTTATTGGATCGCCTGAAGTTATGGCGTTATTAGCCGCAACAGTAGTAGACAATAAGCTACCAAACGTTGGCCCCAATAAACTTTCTGTTACTGTTCTATTAACTTGTTTCATGTTAACTTCATCTATACCAAATAATGAACGCAAACCTATGTTATTGCTAGACATTTTTTCTACGGTATTGTTAATTTCTCCTAAAATGCCAATAGCACCTGATCTGTCTATTCCTTCCATTACCCACACTGCCGGATCATCCGATATTTCTCTGCCTGAAATAGATTGTTTGATAAAATAAGTGGTAGTACCTGCGCCAATTAATCCAAGGAATCCCATCATTTGCGCTTCATCTTGTTTCTGCAAACCTGCTACTAAAACTCTTTGCGTAGCTGACAATATAAAAGATTTAAATTGCAAAAACGTTTGACCTAATGGCTCTGACATAAACAATGGTTTTTCTTGTCCTGGAATTATGACCACTCGGTCACTTTCTTTTCTCATTGCCGCGCCATACATTCTTTCTAGTCTAACGTCATCCCAGTTTTTAGCCCCACTTATCCACAAACCGTCTTCTCGTTTGCCATGCAATTTTACTTGCTCATACATTGCTTTAGCATCAGTTTCGTTGATACCTAACCGACCTAATTTTTTAGGATAAATGCCTTTTTGTAGCGAATCAAAAACTCTAGTTTGCATAGTCATGCCATGCAATTGTTTCATTCCGGCAGTCCAATAATCTAACGCATTATAACGCCCATACTTAGCAGATAAAGTTTGCAATCCACGCTCAAAAGAACTGCCGCCTTGAGTATAATCTGCAATGTCAGCAATAAGTTCTGATTTACCATTAGCAATGTAATCAGTTCCAATGCCCCATAACCTTAATTCTTCCCTTATCTCTGCAGTTACTTTTTTCTGTGACGTTACAGCTTTAAGGGACGTAGCAAAAGTTTTGCCAAATCCTTCAGCCATCATTACACGCGCAAAATCTGGCAGACTAGAAGGAGTTACACCGCCTAACAAACGTAAATAGTTTAAGTTTCTGGCCGCTCTCATGCTTCGCACAAACATATTATTTTCTTGGTAGCCGTACACGTTACGCATTCGATCACGCATACCCGCAATGTTTTTAATATCTTTGTCGCGTTGGTTAAGAACTTTTAATGCGTCTTTACCTTCTAGCTTGTTAGTGCGAACAAATTCATTGGCTTCAAACGCAATATCTTTTATTTGTTGTTGCATCGAAACATCGCCAAATTGCTTGTAGATTTCTATGTCAGGCACAGTGGACATATAAAATCGTTGTCCAAGTATTCTAATATCATTTTCTAAAAATTCTTCTATAAGATCATCGTCAATATCAAACACTCTGTTACGCAATGGCCCTTGAATATTAGTGCCTTTAAATCGCATAGCACCTTGACTATCTATTGAGTTTTTAGAACCTGCACCTATAAGCCAATCATATGGCAATCTACCGTCAGGAGTGCCAGTAATTCGTGTAGCAATTTCTGCCGCTAGTATTTGGTAACTTTCTGTAGTTTGTGGCCCAAGAACATCAGTTTTAAATTCAGCTTTTTCTACAATTTTTTCATATTGTTTTGCCAATGCCGGATCGTCTACGCCCGCTTTTAATGCAGATCTAGCAAAATCAGCTTCTTTGATTAAAGCTAAATCTTTTTTAGCTAACCAATCACCAACAATTGTAGTAAATTTATTAAAATTAGCATTAACGTAATCTTTGTTCCAAAGTCTATTAAGATAATTGTTTGCAGTTTTTACTTGCACATCTTCCGGCAACAATTTAAGTGCTACCATTTGATCTTTAATTGGGTGATACAAAGACTTGTTCCAAAAATCAGCCGCTTCCTGCGCTTCTGGTATTTTAGATTCTCCTCTTCGGACTGCTCTAGATACTTCAGCCGCAAATTCTTTTTCACTTTTTCCTGTAAATATTCTGTTGCCTAAAGAAACTTCGCTTTTAGTTCTTTCCATATATTTTTTAAACAAAACAGTTTGATTCTGCAACGAATCCATTACTGGGCCAACGCCAATTTTTATTAAACTTTCTACAGATGTTAATGGGGCGGTATCTACCATCGTGGGGTTTTCTACTAACAACGCTGTAATTTGTCTTGTTTCTTTTGATGGTGACGTAATAGTTGCTGATAATGGATCTATTTTTCCCATAACTTTAGTTATAGCTTTAGGAATTGCGCCAACAACTTCGGCACTTCCAATATCTTGAGTTTGTGCCGCACCTACACTTCTTAAATCTACTGGCTCGTTAGTAGTAGGGTTAATGTTATTGGCAATTTTCCCTTCTGGGTCCATTACATCTTCAGTTTCTTTTACAAGAAGATTTACATCACCAGTAGCTTTACTAAAAGCCATTCCTAACGCGCCACCAAGCAACATTGCGCCAGATATATTTACAGCAGATTCGCCATAGGTTCTAGTTAATTGTGACTCATGCAAAGCGGCCTCTTGTACTGCAGTTTCTGCCGCTACTAATGATCCAGTTACTGCACCATTTTTTAAAATACTGTTACCCACTCTGTAGGTATTTTTTACTGCTCCCCCAATAACTAACAACGATATAGGATCAGCTATCATAATAGGCATACCAACAAGAAAAGACATAGCCCCACCATCAGCCATAACCTTTCGATCAACACGTTCTCGTGATACTTGTCTTCTTACTGCTTCTACTTGTTCGTCACTATTAGCTACGCTAACGTAATTCATAAACTCAGAATCAAGACGTTCCTCGTTAGATAGAATTTTAAAAGGGTCGTAATCGTTTGTCCTAACACTAGGCAAATTAGGTTCTTCATTAAGAATAGACCCAATAATATTTTCTTGTCGCCAGTAAGCGCCAGCTATGTTACCAATAGAAGGATCGTTATCAGCCTCAACCCTTGACGCATATGCTTTGCGTGGGGCCGCGATTGTTCCTGTCTCTGTTACAAATGGCATTTAATTACCCTTTTAACTCTTTAAGCTTGCCTTTTTGATCAGCGGCTTGTAAATATTTTGCTATTGCAAAAACTGAATTTACAGTATGGTCTAATAAAAATTCGTTTATTTCTTCGTCATTCATTTCTAATATTTCATTCTTAGATTTTCCTAATAATTTCTCTGCTTTTTTACCAATTAACCCAGACGTATTAACAATATCTTTAGCTGTTTTTGGCTCAATTTGGAATGCTCCTCTAGCGGGGCCTCCCCCTCCTTGTATCAACCGTGTGCCTGCACTGCTTTCATGTTTAGCCGTTCCAATTAATAATTCTCTAAGATAAGATTGATTATTAATTCCTTTATCACCTTTAAACGCAGGTAAAACTTTATCAATTGCTTCAATAATATTGGCAGGTAATGTTAATTGTTGATCTGCTATCCATGATTTTATTTTTTCAGGGTCACTTTCTGTTTGATACAAAGATCCCCATGTGTTTGATTGTCGATCCGCTTTTACCATATCCATAGTATCCATAGGGTCAGGACTTTGACTTTCAATAAAATCTACAAATTGATCTTCAATTTTTTGATTCTCTTCTCGCTTTGCAGTAATTCTTTCAACGTATCTATCACTTGCTTCTGTGATTCCTTTCATAGCAGGCGCAAGAGATGGTCTTCTAATTTGCGGAACGATTCCTTCTGGTGGAGTAATTGCGGCTTCAACTACTGCTCCTGCACCTCTAACAATGCTTGTTAAACCGGATGTAACCGCTTCTAAGGCACTTCCGTCTGCAATCTGGCCAACGCCCCTTCCTATAAGCGCAAAAGGGCTGTTGCTCTTAATAATGCGTTGCTGTGGTCCGTCTTGTCCAAGCCATTCTATATAAGTTTCTTCAGCCATTGCCATAGCATTTTGTGCGCTATATCCTTGTTCTTCATAAGAATTTCTAAAATTAACTTCTACTTGGTGCCGCCCTCTTGCCCAATTATCAGATGTTGTATCTTTTGCTATTTCTCTAGCTACGTCTGCATTGGCATCCATAATGGCTTGGTTAGCAGGTTGCATAATAGTTTGCTTAGTTTTTCCGTCAGGTATAGGACTCCATTGGTTTGTTACTCTGCCAGAACTATCTACAATAAGCGGAGACATAATCGTTCCGTCTTCTTTTAAATAAGAAATAGCATAAGATGGTTGTCCCAAGCTAGTCCCTTGAGAAGCTTCTTTGGCGGTTCTAATGTTAGACGTTAATATAATTCCATTTTTGGCTACTACTTCGTCTGGAAACATTGCCTGCAATTCTTCATGAGCAATATCCCTAACCCAAGATACATCTTTATTTGGACCTACGCCATAAAACCCATTTGGGTTATGTTTCATTAAACCAAAGCCATTAGCATTAGCATCGTTTGACCAATTAGCACTTATCATTTTTAATGCAGTTTTTCTTGCAGTAGCGTAATCTTCTGTACCTGCAAGATACAGTTGTTTAGATAGCTTAATGTAGTCAGCTTCCATCTCGTCATAAGCCAAAGGATCAGTTTCAATAACGTCTGAGCCAACAAAAGGAATAATGCTGTTATCACCAAATGCTTGTTGCAATTCTTGACCAATTAAATCAAACGCAAAAGAACCTATGTCAGAATTTAGTTCTGCATTTCTTCGTTTAACTGTGTCTGCACTTTGCGGATCATAAATTTTTCTTGCTCTAGCTATAGCTTCTAAAGGTTCTGCACCGTATTCAATTGCTGTATTTACCGTTAAAGCGTATGCAATCTCTTGATTAGAAAACGCAGTTGTATTTATTCCTTGCTGTCCTAGAATATCGTCTATGTATATTGAGGCAAATTTAATTGCTTCTGGATCTCCACTATTCAAAGATGCCATTATGTCTTGTTTTTGCGCGGTTGGAACGCGTCCTACAATGTTTGCAAAATCTACATAAGCGGCTGATAACTGATTAGGGTCAGTAATATTTTGAGCCTGCGGTAAAAAGCTTTCAGTATAATAAACGTTTACGTCTTTATCTGGTAAATTATAACCAACCGGATAACCAGTAGCGTTTTGACTTATAAAGTTTTCTACATTTGTAATGGAATCAATTTTATTTTGCTGTGCTTTGCTAATTGTATTGGCGGCTTTAAGTTCTGCGCGCAGTTTGTTTGTTGCTGTTTCTGCTTTTTTAATGACTTGATATCGCTGATCTACAGTAAGATCCATTTCAATATCAAAGTCTTTTAAATTAGCTATTAGTTCGTCTGATTGTCTAAGTTTTTGAGGATCAGTAAGCATTGGGTTTTGCAGTACAGCTTGATCTATTTGAGCAAAAGATGATGTAACATTAACTTGGCTTTCAGCTTCACCAATAAAATTGTCGCGAGTTTCAATGGTGCCAAACAATTCGTTGCCATCAAGAAAATCTTTAAGATCATCAATAGCAAGAGTTGAATCAACTTTATTGTTATTGCCTGCAGACAAAAGCGCGGTGTTTACAAGATTTTGAGCAATATTACTTTCTGCTTGTTGTCTTTCTTGAAAAGCAATTCTAGCTTCGCCTAAATCATAAAATTGTGTTAATGCTCTTTCTTGTATCATAAACTGGTCAGAAAGGGCAATTTGTGTATTTTTAGGAACGTTTGTAGCCCCAAGCATTGGCGTAATAACATCACGGTAAGCTTGCATTCCTGCTTCTCGATCTGTCGGAAACTCTGCAATTACTCTATTTGCGCTCATTTCTCCTTCGGCTAAACTACCTGCAACGTAAGTTTTTTGTGCAGTTTCATTTCGTTCTGCCGCGCCAATAAAAAATTCACTTCTATCTTCAAACCCTTCCCCGCTAGTTAATGCTTCAGTGCCAATTTCTGAGCCTTTTGCCACGCCCCTTTCAACGGCTTTTTGATTTCCATAGCCAATAGCTAAGTCTTGAAGTTCTTTCCCCAATCCCGCAAGTTGATTCATGTTATTCATAGCACCCGAACCTACTGCACTAGGTTCAAATCCACCAAAAAAATCTATTCGTTTTTGTGCCATTATATAATCTCTTTATGTTTCGCCATCTTTTTCTCCACCGCCTAGTCTTGCAATAGATACGGCCGAACCTGCTATACTACTTAATGACGAAAGATTAGCATTAGTTCTTGCTAAACTTCCTTGCCTTCTCATTTGAGCTTGTCTTAAGCGAGATGATAACGCTAATGTTTGTTCACTTGACCCAATATTTTTAGCACTAGTTAATGCAATACTAGCAGGAGTACCTTCTCCAGATTGTCCATCAGCCGCCATAGATGCATTGTTAGCCGCAAGCACACGGCCTAATTCTTGTTGACGCTCTAATGCTCTAGCTTGAGCCGCAATTTTTTCTTCTTCGGCCCTACGTTTCATTGACTCTTGTTCGGCTTTGGCTCCTTCTTGCATTCCATATACATTTACAGCCGTACTCACCGCTATTAAACTAGCTGTTACAATAAATGACATTTAAATATCCTCTGGCTCTAATATTGCTTTTTCTATTTCTTCTACACTAGTAAGTTCTGTAGGATGAAACGTTACCCAAACACAATCTGTTTCAGCGTATATTACACGCTTCGTTTGCGGGATTGTTTCTCCCATAAACGGAGCCTCTATATCTAATGTCCCAAACTGACTTGCTACTTTGCATTTACCTTTTACTACAGTATATAGGTGACGAGTTTTGTGCAACGCACCAACTAAACAAACTCCTGCAGGTATAAATAATTCTCTAGCGTACAAGCCATCACTAAAATGGTGTTTTGCCTCTAATTCTACCTGCTTTTCTTTTAACAACAATGCCTGCATTCTGTAAACATCATCTTGCGTAGCAATTTCATTCATGATGATTCAACATAATATTCAATAGCTTGCAATTGAAAAGGGGTTGGATCTGGCACAGTAATTACTGGAGCAACTTCTATTCCCCAACCGTTGCCACCATTATTGTTTTCAATAATACCTGACTGAATTGGTAGGTTATTACCTAAAGGTGAAACTGCGGCTGTTCCAAACTCTCTTATAGGCACAGGATTCCCATCAATAAATACGCCTGCTGACTTATAAACTCTAGCGTTAATATTAGAAATTTTCTTTTGTCGCATTTGATTTTGGCCGTTAACGCTTCTGGCTCCAGTAGTTGCTATTGGCATAGGTTTAACAGTTACGTTAAAGTTAAAACCAATTTCAACGTCAATAAAACCTGCAACGGGATTGTCTAATATAAATTCTCTTTCTGCTGAACTTATATCAATGTATTCTTGCCCTCCAAATACTTTTACTACTCTGTCTGTTAGCTTGTTACCCCTAGCAACAACATTAACCGTATCACCAACCAAATAATTTGCTCCTAGATACAAAGCAAAATCTGATACCGGCCCCACCTGTAGGCTGTTTGGGTTTGTAATCAATGTTGATTCATCCATCAAATGGTCAAAACTCCACTTAACAATTGAATATCGAGTGTCAGTAGCTAATGGTCCTTCACGCTTGTTAACTAAAAACAACTCAGTCGCAACTACAGAAACAGCTTCTATCTTAATAGGATAAACACTATTAGTATTGCCGCTAATCCATTTAGTGTAACCATTAATATCTTGCGACCGTAACGTATTAAGAATTGCGGCAGTGCCGTCTTGGTTAATTATAAATACCCAATTGGCATCTTCTGATTTTGTACCAGAAAGTATGCCTAAGTCTTTAGGTTGGTCAATAAGTTGAGAAGACAACACAGAAATATCATTACTAATGTAAGCGTCTTCATTAAAACTAAACAAGTATTGCCTTAAAGTTTTCCCATTAGCGTCTACAAATAACGTAGCACCGTCTATTGATTGAACTTCAATATTTTTTGCGCCATGCTGTGTTTGTGACGAAATTACAATGTCGCTAGGCGTAGTTCCTTTTACCAAAAACTCTGATCCGGTTGTAAATACTTGTAACCCTCTGTCTGGATTTATGTCTACAATTTCAGTTAAACGTCTAGCAGAGATTGTTGTGAATATCCCTTCATCGTCATCACCTTCTTCGGTATAAAAATCAAAGAAAGATCCTGATCGCGAACCAAATAAACTTTGTATTTTAGATTTAGTCCCGCCTAACCAAAGCCTGCCGCTAAAAAACGCACCCATACGCGGGTAGCCTCGATTAGCCGACCACACATCTTCTTTACGAGGTGATCCTTGTTGGGCTAATTGAAAACCAATTGTAGGAGGCGTAGCTGTGTCTCCTGTAGTTGCAAAGCCAGACCACAATACAAAATCTTTTGTTGATTCTCCAGAAACAGTAACCCTTGCAGTTGGATTAGTTACTGTTCCAGTAACAGCTACAGCTATTCCTGTAGTTCCAAAAATCGGCATATCTTGCAAATTAATTTGCATGTTGTTAGCCAATGTAAGAGAGTTATTGCTAAACGTAATTGTTTTACTAATTACAGATTCAACATCAATTTGAAAATTATCGCCTTCTTTAAAATTTGAAAACGCAATATCAATTATATAGTCTACAGGAATAGGACTTTGCGCGTCATTGTAATCGTATTGCGGAACATTAAGCCAAGGAATAGTATCACTAGACCAAACAAGAGGGGTTAGTGATTGCCTAATAATCCTATGCGATGGTACGTCTGGGTGAAACAGTAACATTACATTTTCTGTTTGTACGTCCCGTACCTGAGAGACTTGATTAGATTTATAAGGTACTGCAAGGTTTGCAACAAGATTTACATTAAAAGGGCTACTTGTGTCTATGGTGTATATTGCTAAATTTCCTAAAGGTACGCCAACAAGATTATCTCCACCTGTTAAAACGCACAAATAGTTTTCGGTAGTTGAAATACTAAACTCAAATAACTTAACTTCTGAAGCAAGGCCGCCATTATAAAAACAATTAAAGTCAGTAAGTTGTATGCCTAAATTAGCAAGGTTGTCTCCAGTGCCTGCATTTTGATCTCCGGATCTAATTAATCTTACATATTTAACGTCAGCAAATTCAGTTATGCTTGTGTCAAGGCGAACTCTAAATGTTGTTGCATCTTTAGTGCAATTAAATGCCCGCGCTGTAGCCCAATTTATATTATCTTTAGAACACTCTACCCGTAATTTTGCTAATAGATTAGTAGTGCTAGGCGCGCCTGCTAAATCTGTTAATTTGCAATTTTCAACTTGAATGTAAACAGGGTATTGAGTGCCACCTGATAAATCATATTCAGCAACAATAAATTCGCCATTAAATTGAGTACCAATAATTCCCACTTCCGTGGTAGTCATAGATGTGGCAGGGTTAAGATCGTTAATTACTGCAGTAGTACTATTAATAGGATTAGTTACTCCAACTACACTTGAAGCAGGAGCCGGATCTGTGTCTTGATTTTTTGGGATGTTTTGAGCAACGTCAATATGTTGTGTTCCCGCTCTACGTTTCACACCGCCTTGCGTAACAATTAAAACATTGTCGGCTTGTTGCATCCCAGTATAGTATTGGTCAAGATCTGTACGACCTAAAACTAATGGCGACAATTCGCCAGATACAAAACTAGACTGATTAAAAGTGCTTCTTGGCATTTTAGTACCTAGTGTTTACAAACGGAGCAGAACTTAAAGGAACAACTGGATATTGTTGAGAATCAGTATATCTTGCCATACGAGAAGCATTCTCATATTGAAAAGCATTTGCTTCCATTGAGGCGGCACTATCTCTAATAGCCGGAGCAAAATCCATAGCTAAACGGTATTGAATCATTTGTTGAAAATAAACAGGCCATTCAGATTCGGGAGCATTGTAAATATAATCAGCATACACCGCTCCATTCATGTTGGTGTATACCTGCTGACCAAACAAAGCATAGTTTGATCTAGGATTAATTTTAATAAGAAAAAGAAGATCAGCGGGAAGTTCGTAAATTGCATCCCATTCGTTACCTGCAGGAGTATTAACAGATAAACTTAACTGTGCAATTTTTCTAGCAAACCCCCAACGAAATTTAGTCATCTCCATTTGCACGATGTTGTCATATAAATTGTTAGCAACAGTTTGTGCGCGAGAGTTTCCTGATAAACTAGTAATTGGCAAATCACCAATCAAAATCAGGGCGTTAGAAATTAATTGGATCTTACTAGACATAACGCTACCTTTAGCTTAATAAGCTTTTTAATAAAAAGGGGGGCGAACCCCCCTTAGATGTTACGCAGTTACTGCATCGCCAGTAGCGGTAGTAATGCTAGAAGCAGAATGCGCGTCTACATATGTAATGTAAACAGTAGGAGTAGAAGTATCTACTACCCAAACACAATCGCCTTTAGCCATTTCTGTAATTGCAGGTTTAAAGTAATCGTCTGCGCCCACTACAGAATATGCTTCTGCTGAAGTGTGCATCCAAACGGTTGCTCCATAACCTGAACCACCAATGCGAGATAAATCTTTTCTTGCAAAAGCCATGATAATTCTCCTTATACGTTGTCTTTGTATTGAACTTTAACAACACCTTCAGCATCACGGACAGCCGCGCCTGCTTTAAGCATTCCATTACACAACCAAGAAGTTCGCTCTGCAATCCAATCAACAGAAGTACGAATATCAATACCGATTGCAAGACCTACTGCTTCACGTTGGTAGAAATATGAATCTACTACGTTTGCGGCTACCGAAAGACCACCTTCACGACCAACACGGTTTTCCAAAGTAATAAACTGGAATCCACATAGAGAGTTAATGTCACCGTTTACAAGTGCTTTAACATTCTGGTAATCAAAGTTAGTTGCTTTCTCGTCATTCAACAAACCTTTAAGTCCGTCAGCATTAATAACAGCAAACAGATCACGGTTGTCTACGCCTTTTCCACGCAAGTTAGTTTGCGCTTCAATACATTTAGCGATAGTTAGACCAGTACCACCATCAACAACAGTTGATCCAACAGCAACAGCATCTAGCTCGTCAATAATTAGCTGATCGCTTCTACGGCCAAGTGCGCCTGCAATTGTGCTTGCAAGTTCATTTCGCTCATCAAAGTTTACATCGGCTTGATCAAATACGTCTGTGTATTCTGGAGCATTCCAGTTTTGCAGAGTAGCGGTTTTGAATTGGTGGTTAATGTCCATAGGAGTTACTAGATCAGAAGTAGACTTCTGGTTAGCTAGACCACGACCCATTAGACGGAACTTGTAGGTTTCACCTACAACATTGTTGCGTAGCGTAACAGACGGCTTGAGTAGCCCCTTGTTCGCATATGCGTGTTTTACCATAGAGTCAAATTCTGTGACTGCTACGGACGATAGAAACTTACTCATAAGAATTTCCTCGAAAAAGAGTAATAAAATAAAATAGTTTTTTCAAGGTTGGAACTGAGTACCCAGTAAAAATGGTCAGTCGATCAACCTAAATTTACTGGGCTATAGATATAGGTATCCAGTTTTTCAATTATACCTTTATTTTCAGTGGTTTACAATTACACCTTTCCTTCAAAAGATGCCATCATTTTCTGCAGTTTTTGTTCATGTGCCGCACTTGTAATTCTTAGCAATTGACCGCTATCGTCTTTTCTAAACATTTCAGTTTCAACATTAGCCCAAGTAAGCCCTTCAGGGTGAACACCGCCATCAATAGGTAACGCTGTTTCAGTTTCCGCTTTGATTAACATTTCGACTAAAGCAATAGTTTCAGCACTATTGACTGCCTCTTTTGCAGTTTCGTATTGTTCAGAAGACAAATTGTTTTTCATGTATGTTTCAACATGTTTAATTCGTTTGTCTGCGTTAGGGCCAAGTTTTTGTAGTTCTTGAGTTTGACTAACTTCTTCGGCTACAGAACTTTGAGTAGCTAGTAATTCCCATGCCTCACCAAAAGCATCGGCACTCATGTTGGTTTTTGTAGCAAATGCTTCTAATTCTTGATACAAAGCATCGTCAGTTTGTATACCTTCCGGAGTTTCATAACCATCTTTAGGACTACCTGCAAATGACCCAAACTTTTTTTCTAACTCTGAATAACCTTTAGCTTGATCTGCTACACTTTTATATCTTTCGTGTAACCATTCAGGCTTTTCACCTACTCCTTTGATACCATCACTTAAATAATATTCATTTTCGTTTAACGTAGGTTCAGCACTGTCTAACAGAGTGCCGCTTGTTTCACCAACTGGTGTTTCTGCGATCTGTTCAACTTCTTCTGACATAATTTATTCCTATAATATTTCAGCTAATTTCATTTGATTAATTATAAATTTAATCGAACCTGCCTCTCCATTATGATAAGCGGCTTCATAATTAATGTTTGACGAACCAAATTCAGTGTCATTTTCGTAGACAAATCGTCTGATCAGATCAGCTAAGATACGCTCTCCGTCTTCCGTTGTAAAGACTCTGTGATAAGACTTGGCTAAATCAGATTGCGCCTGTTTTTTAATATCAGACGCTTTTTTAGCTTTTAAAGGATCGTGGCTTCCCTGCAGTTCATTCCAACTCATTGTGGTGCCATTGGATTTTGCTGTTGTTGCATTCCTTGTTGCGCGGCTTGCGCCCCTGCTTGAATAACTGCTTCTTTTTCTGCTTGCGATCTTACAAGTTCAGCAGGCATTCCTGTTTTTCCTGCCACCCAAGTACCAAAGTCTTCAAGTTTAAAAGCCATTTTAGCTTGGTCTGGCCCTGCATTTTGCAAAACAAATTGAACAGCTTGTTGTGCGTTAACAACATCCTCGCCATCTTGTGCGCGTGCTAGGGGAGACAAAAATTTAACATCAATTTCTACACCGTCTAGCTTTATAGGTTGCAACAATCCCTTTCTTGTCAAAATATGTGACACTCTTTTTAAGATTGGAACTAAAACCTCTGTCTGTAGCCTGCCAAACGCAGAGCCAATTCGTTTTGCTAACTCTCTTGATTCAATTGCAACTTCTGTAGCAGAACGTACTGCTCCTGAAGGGTCTCTTAAATCGTTAAACATGGCACGTTTAATTGCAGTTGTTAAATCTTCTACTTGAAATTGCGTTAATTGCAAATCAGTACGAGTATCTAGCCGCTGAATTGATGGGTTAGAAGTGTTGTTAGAACCAACTGGAATAACAACCCCCGGACTTATAGTAATATTGTATGGATTAGTTACGCCATCGTCAGTAGCAGTGTACATTCCGGAGATACCCATAGCCGCAGACATAAGAGAATATTCTTTAATCTTATTAAGGGACTTAACGTTGGGTAAAGCTAGGGTTGCAGGACCGCGACCTCTAATTTCGCCAGACACTTTACTGTATCTTCCTGTTACCCAAGGGCTTGAATCGCCAAAATCTTGATCCCAACTTATGCGATCTTCACCTTCAACCCAAACACAACCGTAATATGTTTTAGATCTAGGCATAAACACAACGCCTTCGGACAAAGTAATGCTAGCATCTGGTTGTTCTTTAATTAAATTAGCTACATTATTGGAAGGTCTAAACCCTTTCCACATCCTTTTAACGTTTCTAGCTTTAACTTCAAACCTGCGCCAGTGAGTTTCAATATTTCCAAACGGTCCTTCTTCAAACGCTAAACCTTTTTGTGGTATTGCATTAAAAATTATAGGATTATCAAAATCATCTGTTTCGTCAATACGCAAAGTGCCTGTTCCGATTAACAAATCTAGCGCATGTTCATAAAATTGTGTAGCAAAATTAGATCGGTTAATGTAATCAAAGACGATGCTAGCTTGTTCTTCTAAATTGTTTCTAACATCTGTTTCACTTACATCAAAATTACCAGTGTTAAGCTGATTAATAACGCCATTGCTAGGAGCAAATGTGGCCCAGTTAGCCCAGATAGGAGCAATATTTTCTTGTAACTTGCTTGCGCCTTGTTGAATAGCTTCGAGAGCGGTGGAGTCATATATGCGATCCATTTTTTTAGCACCCGCTTGATATCCCCCATACAGGTTTCTATTCGGTAAAAAATACTCATAACAATCCTCTAATAATTCTCGCCAATTGGCAGTTGATTCAAACGCAACACGTTCTCTGTTTTGTAGATCTTGCAATGATCCTAATTCTTTAGGCAATTTCATTATTATTTCCTGTTGGTTGTTCCCATTCCATTTCCACCAAATGGATTGCCTCCAAAGCTTCCTGCTCCAGTATATGCGCCTCCTCCCCTACGACCCGCAGTATAACCACTGCTATTTCCGCTAGAACTTCCACTTGCAGATGATCCAGTTGCAGTACTTGCTGAAGCTAAAAGAGAAGACGATCCTAATCGACCTCGCGCTACAGCTTTAAGTCTACGCTCGTTTTTCCCAGTTTCTTCGTCAAGCGCACGCTGTTGTCTAGCTACTGAAGCTATTTCTTGCTGTGTTGGCTCTGGAACTTTAGGTCGTTTGAATAATCCGCTCATTTTAGAGTCCTTAAATATTTTAATAATTGATATGGCGTAAAAATAAAAGGTTTCTTAATGCCTAATATTGCCTTAATGTGACCCACGCAAGTATTTAACATAAAAAGATAGCCCTTCCGCTTTACCGGATTGAAACTTTCTATTGCATAGATATTGTCGATTATACTCTTTTCTTCTTTAATCGTAAATAAATCAAAGGACTTTGCCCCTTTTCCGTAAATAATGTACGAATTTCCTGCGGGTTTTACTAAAAAACAGTGCCGACACCCTCGTTTTAAGAAAAAAGACCACCACCTACCATCATCTTTTTCAAAAACTACATATAATTTAGAATACATTGATATCAACTTTTGCTTTATGGGGTTTGTCAAAATAACCTGCTCTACTTAATGCGCTTCTTCCTTCTCCTTCACCCTGCAATGCATACTCTAAAGCTTCAACTGGGTGAGAATATTCGTTCTTATCTGGTTCGTCAGTGTACCTATCTCCCGATACCTGAACTCTTCGATAGCAAAAACCGCCTTGTAACCCTTTGCGAATCATAGATGCTTTAGGCAATACAATAAATCTAGGCTTTCCGTCCATACACATTTCTTTCATTGGCACTTCTAACGCGGCCCTGCGCTTCATTGGGTCGTTACTTCTGGTAGGACTGCAAGGAACGCCTGCCGCACGCATAATTTGGAACGGAGTTTCAGAATTAGCTTGGTTTCTGTTGCTTCCGGACGGATCTCCCCAACCTTTAAACGAGTAATGAGGATAATGTTGTTCAATATATTTCTTTAAAGTAGGCGCAAAGTCTATTGCTCCTGAATCGGAATCTACCAATTCATCAAAGCATACCCATCTTCCAATAGGCGTTCGCTGTAAAAATGCACAAGCAGGCGTGCGTCCAAAATCAAAACCAAGCACGATGGGGGCAGACTTATCAGGCACAAAATCCATATGTTGACAGTGAACAGAATCAGTATACATAGGATGCACTGGCTTACCATTCGACACAAAACCGTATTCATTCCCTAAGTTAACCTTAATCCAATCGTTTGTTTTGCCTGACAGCCCTCTTGAGTAATAATCTACTGGTAAGTTTGCTAGGTTTTCTGCTTTTTTATTTACTAACCACGTTTCGCCATCTTTATAAACGCCACCCGCTTGCCTATAAAACGCCCATCCTTCTGGTCTTTCTATTTCCGCAAGCTTAAAATACCAATGGTCTTCGTCTGGTGCGTTGCTGTCCCCAAGTATTCCGTGGTGCGTAGGGGTAGCACCTTCTTTATTTGATGGGTAACGACCATGACGCAAATCAAGCATATCAAGCACAGCTTTACTATGTTCTTTCGTTTCATTAAGCCAAACCCACGTTGTCTGTATTCCCCTTGCTTTTTTAACGTGTTCAGGCCGGTCAAAAGCAATAAATACAACATCGCAATGTACACTAGTACCATCTTCTAATTTAAACCTTATAAAATGCGTAGGAGGTTCTTTGTTACCTTGCTTGAAATCGCCTAATTCTCCATGTATTTCTAGCCAATCTTTAATGGTTGTAGAAAATAATTCGGAATAAGTGTTTCGTGCCGCAATTACCCTAGACAATCGGACGTTATAATTCTTATGATCTTTTTGTTTTACAGGTTCTTGCTCACACATTAGGTCAAACAATTTTAAAATGCATTGCACAGTCTTGCCAGATCCTAACGGCCCCATTATAAATGAGTTTCTTGCACGACAATCAGCAAAATCTTGTAGCACTTGACCCTGTGCCATCAGGCTATATTCTATTTGCATGAGTCCCACTTAATTTTATCGTAGTTTGATGCGTAAGCTTCGCGGGTTCTCTTGTCAGATTTTCTAGCATGATCCCCTTTTCCACCGTTTTTTTCAGGGAAATGCCTGTCTCTTGTTTCTTTGTCTAAGGTTTTTAACAGATCTTGCGCCACAATTAACTCCTACAAATGCAAGGCTCCTCCAAACAATCGCAGTAGCTAATCATTCTTTGGGACACTAAATAAAGGACTTCCTTCATAGCATACTGGTCTTTATCCATTAATGCCATTGCAAACTCTTCAATTAACTCTTGGTCTATTTCGTTTATAACTTCGTCCGTGTCAATCTTTATCATAGGGGCTGACTCCTAGCCAATCATCAAGGATCATACGTTTTGCTAACTCAATATAAAACAATCCTCTTTCGTCATCTAACGAACTCCCTACCTCTACGCCATGCTCACCTATACTTATTAAAATAAACTCCTTAGAACGCTTTATATGAGCTTCTATGATGTCTTCTTTGTCTGGTCTTAGCTTAATAACATTTTTCATTCTAATTCAATTTTTTTTCGAGTGAGTGATAATGATACAGATCACATCGACTCTCGGGAGGGGGGTAGCCACTTATCCACAGGTTGCTAACACCTTTTCCACAGGTTTACCCACAAGTTATACACTGTGCTGTCCACAGGTTTATGCACAGGTTATGCACTGGATGAATCATAACGCTTTCTTTGTATGGATACAGTTAACCCCTGCTCCCCTGTTTGCTCTATAGACTTGAGCGATGGTGTCAGGTACTTAGCTACTCTATCTAATGCTTGCACTGCCGCTGTATGGTCCTCCACTTCGCCAGACTCTTTAGCTATTGCCTGTATATCTATAGCACTGCAGGCCATGCTAAACACCACATCAAAGTCCTCTCCATAGATTGCCTTTAGGCGTGCGTTTAAAGCTTTCTCTAGAGCTTTTTTAGGTTTATTAGGTGAACCTTTAGGTCTGCCCATGTTTTTTAATCCTAAGTGATTGTTTTTGTTACAGGTTAATATTGTTGAGATGTGGTGATTATATCATAAAAGGGGGTTTTGTGACCATAAAGGGATTATTAGTCGTGTTTAGTTCTAGGGGATACTCTC